AAAAATAACCCATGCCAAGAAAGAAAAAGGCAGAATTATAAAACTCACCAAATAAGAAATAAAAGAAATAGAAGACAGAGGATAGCCTCCTCAAATGCTAAACTGCCTATAGGTTTTAGGTTAACTTGGAGTCGTCTGCACTGATGAACAAACATACAGACTTAAAGGTGAAGTCCAAATGCCTACCTTCTAGCGCTTCAAGCGATGTCGTGAAGACGGTCTATACAAATACAAACTGTGGCTTACAGAGGATTACGAAGACTAGGAATTTGAATTCACAGAAAATGAAGAGCTGAACAACTTGAGCATGGACGAAGACATCAAAACACTAATCCAAGATCTAAGTTAAATAAAAAGTGTAAAAGGAAGTGAAATGATGAGGGAGAGAAGTATAATTGAAAAGAAAGAAGTGTAAGAGGTCATCCTTGAGAAAAAATGGCATTATATAGAAAAAAACACAATCTATCTCATCGCACTACCTCGCTGCAAATGTAACCATGTCTAACAGCACAAACTAAACTTTATAATGTTATAGACATTCGGGAGATGCGTAGAATGCTATGGGAAGACCACGGATTATGTGAAACCACAGAATACAGGAACGTGGTCATTAAGAGACATCATCCGAGACATTTTCACGGTCTTCACTAATGGCATCAGAGGGGAACAAGCAACAACATCAGCTTTGATCAGAGCATTTAAATTCTTCGTGGAACGTAATGAAGAATATCCTGAACTTAGAATGTTCATTCATTACTCAGACAATGACGCGCTTGAATTGCACTAAGCATTTAACTAATTTGCACAAATTAATGGGATAGCCCCAGCGCTTCTGGTATAAATACTCACTGTTGCAATCCAAAGCTTATCAACAATCCTCCCAGTGCTAGGCACAATCTTACAAGGGTTAGTCGGTATCGCGCTTCAATTCGCTCCCTTAGCAGCAATTATCCTTTTCATATACGGCGTTTACAGATTATTCACTCGCCAACGTCCAGTGTAATCAGTAGTTCTAAGAGAGGCCTATGTCACTAAACATATTGCTCACAAAATTAATCCATCTCCTAATGTCATCTAAGATGATATGTATATCATTGTGTAGACCGAAAGATGTCCGGTTGAAGTCAATGTGCTCCCTCCAGATACTTTAGTCGATGCGGTCCTGCTCCCTTACAAAGTAAACCAATATACACTCGTCCAAAACACTAGAATGAACAACTCAACACGCGCAAACAGAAATTCTGGACATGTAATCGCAGAAACTGCAAGATCTGTCGCATCTGGGTGCCTAAATTCTTTTCTCGCACATACTCCTTATATTGACATAGGCTCTAGAAGCTCAGCATACTCTAACCAGCCATGCCTAATGGTGTCAAATGAATATAACTGCAAATTCGCCGCACCGAATGATGCATCTCGAGGAATCTATATGCACTTCTCGGCTGCCACTGTGCCTCGTTTCTAAGCAACAATAGCCTAGTTAAATCGCCGACATACTTACAAAGCAATCGTATGCAGAGATGCTTGCCACAGCCCATATACCTTGTACGGGATGCTTGATCTGTTAAACAGCAACAAAAACTCAGTAAACACACTGTATATTGCAATGTGGCAACCTCTCACATGCGGTATAGAGGATTAAGTTGTGTCAACTGCATAAATGGCGTATAGCACCTCTGATTCAGGGATAAAAGATTGGCCAATACTTAAGATGGACATTAATGGAAATGCGTTCTTCTAATAAGTAGTACCTACTATGTAATAAATGCACAGAGTGTTAGCTACAAGAAAATGTGTCGGAGCATTCAACCCTACATTTTTAAATACAAATATAGCATACGGGTATTGGGTAATACAGCGAAGAAACGGGTCTTCATACAGCCAAAACTTCTCAATTACAAATTGCATAGCCGGCATGAATTACAACCAAACAGGCAGACTCGGAGCTAATTTGACTGTAGCAACAAAAAACACCTACTCTCGCTCGCTCACCTCTCAACAAATAGCCATCTTGACGCAAGATCTACCACTTACGTAGGCCACACCTGTAAAGTCTCGTGAGATGAATTATGAAAATACCTCATGTTGGAAAAGCAGACTGTTTAGATGTCTCTACCCTTAACAGCTAGCAAACTCAGGCGTCAAGCTATCCTTATTATAAATATTGTAACACACACGGGTTTACGGAGCGATCGAGAAAGCCCTCCATTACATTACATATTGTTGTTATCCAACAGAAAAACTCACTGATCGGGCTGACCAAAAATAAGTAGCCGTACAAAACTGTTGCTACAAATATGACCTCCTTGAAGGCCTCCATTAAGATGGAAAATTCATAAGAGATAGAGATTTTGAAAGATTCAGAAACCCAAACGCGCTTCAAGTGTTCAGACATAGAATCAATGTAGCTATTGCAACCTTCCGTGGTCGACCCCTTCCGATCCTTGTCCCACCAACCTATCCCACTAACACAGAAGACTACCCTGAATATTATAGCAGAAGAGTAGGTGCACAAGGTCACGCAACATTCATAGGACAACAAGGTATTGTTCGTAACGGAACTCTTCCTAGAGGAACAATTCTCAGAGGCAGAAGCTTAGCCCTAGCAAATCTAATCGCACAACAATTTTACGTACACTAAATCGTTCCCTTCTAAATACAATACCCACAAATCCCGGTCCATATAAGTCAATATATGTAGACAACTGATCCCTCAGAAATTCCGGTCTCGCACCATATCTCAATGGAGATGATCAAAGACATGTACAAGAAGGGGTGGAATCGTTCAGTATTACCAAAATACAAATATGAACTGGGGCCAAATTCATTCACATTACCAAAAATACCTCCCATGGATGAGTGGCAAAATTACTGCGCATGTTCTAACACTAAATCATAGTTATTAATATGCCAAGATTCATAATCAGAAGCGCAAATGACACAAAATTTTGTCTAAAGATGTCCAATAAATTTGTTCCACTGCGAACTTAATCGCCAAGCCGGAGCTAGAGTTTCACTCTAAAAAGACGTTGCTGACGATTTTGTATTCTTCTCAGGCTGGTGGCTAGAGAATACAGTAAAATAAATGCAATAATCGGGATTAAAGATAGATTTCAGTGAGGAACAAAAATAAAGATATTTAGCACATGTGGCCGAC